TATAAAAGCCTTTAAAACCCCTTTTAATTCTTTGTCGGGGTCCTGAATAGTAAGGGGCCAGTCCTCGGGGTCCGTTACAAAAGCCGCCCTATTGTAGTAAGTCTTTCTTAGGGGGTTTGTATTTGCTGGGGTTCCGCCTGACGCCGTTTCGCCGTTCCACCAATTTGTCTGAAACGCCCATTGGAAAAATGAAGCACCCGAAGAGGGGATTGTGTCAAGCTCGAATTTATCCTCTATTAATTGGAACGGGTAAGACAAGTCGCGGTAGTCTGCTTGGCTGGCTACGTCTGTTTGGTTGTTATATTTGTTAAGCTGTCTGTTTAAACTGTCCGTTGCTTTTATATCTACAACATACGGGTAGGGCTTGTTCTCGTAACCGTCAAAACCAGACTCAACCCAACCGCCCCACCAAAGGCCCGCAAGCGTCCAATTTGGCGTTGTGTCCGTGCTTCTTTTTATTCTAATATAGAAACTTTGGTTATTTTCCGATAAAATGCCGTGGGCGCCTGCAAGTTCCGTAGCGTCGTTTACCTGAAATTGTACAATACAGCTAGAAGTCATTATCCCCCCTAGAATTGGCTTTTGTAGTTTTTTATAATTTAATAAAAAACCCTTTGGCCCTAGGGTAATTTCTGTGCTTGCCGTTACTTCTGTTGTTTTGTGCCAAATTTCCACGCGGTATTTCATAGCGTTTAAGGACTCAAATTCTGCGTGGTAGTGTTGTTTTGTTGGCATAGCTTTTTAATTTATTGTCTTGGCGTTTGGTCCGTTTTCATTTATTAATTCATTATTTATGGCCGCGATTAAGTCCGAACCGCTGACAACAAATTGTCCCGAAATATTCATCCCCCCTCCTAGGGCGTGATTTGGTATAATAGTTCCCGAAGTGTTGGGCTTAAATATTTCTGGTCCTTGTTCCCCTACGAGCGCAGGTTGCCCTCCAGCAAGCGGCCCTCCCATTGCTAAGGCTGGTAACGGTTGTCCCATAATAAGTCCAACTTGCATAGCCCCTAAGCCCGCAACAATACCCGCCATAATTGGGTTTGCGATAACCTTTGTAACTTCCGCGGCGGTGTTTATAACCGCACTAAAGACTGCCATTGCTTTGTCTGCTATTGCTTGTTTTCTAGCAATTTCTTTTCTCTTTTTTGCTACTTTTTCGTCTAGCTTCAGGAGTGCTTCTTCTTTTTCTTCTTCACTTAATTGTGAAGCGTTTATTTTTTCGGCTTCTTTCTCGTAATATTGGTCAAGTTTTATACTTTGGTTATCTAGTGCTTGGCCTACTACGTCATAAGCCGCCGAAAAAGCGCTCCCGAATTTTTCTGCAAATGCCCCTACCTTTTCAGACATTCCGTCCATAACGTTGAAAAGCATGTCTTCAAAAGTTAGTAAAGGTTCGGGCGGTAGCTCATAATCTATCCTGATAGGTTTTCCAACGCCGCCACCTGTGTTTATTGTTTGCGGTCCTTTTTTAGTTAGTGAACCACCGCCACCGCCGCCACCAGAACCACCGCCACTAACTCCCACGGATTGCGCGCCACCAACTAGGGCGGACTTTATTTTATTACCTACTTTCGCGGCTGTTTCGCCAAAGGTTGTCAATTCTGTTTCGTATTGTTTGGTTTCTACTTTTAATTCTTCTAACCCCTCGGCCATTTTTTCGTAAGGGTTCGGGATTGGGTTTTTTCCGAAAAACTCTAGAACAGAATTAAAACCCTTTATAACAAGGCTCATTGGGTTGTATTCTATAAGCCATTGTAGCGCCTGTATGAGGGCGTTTTTCCACCAACTCCAATCGCTCATCCTTTCAACTAAGGCGTCGAAATTATCTACAACCCAAACAATAGCGGCAACGAGCCCTCCTATTGCCAGAATGGTTGCTACAACGGGAACAGAAATAGCACCAATAGCCGTAGAAATTGCCCCAAATAAAGTAACCAAAGGGCCAATTGCCGCGACTATTGCGACGACCCCCACTAAGAGTGTTTTATTTGTTCCGCTTAATTTGCTAAACCACGTTAGAACGTTTGAAACTACGGCAGCCAACTTTTCCATTACAGGCAAAAGCATTTCCCCAAACTGAATTGCCACCCCCTCGAGCTGACTTTTTAAGCGTGTCATGGTTCCCGCCAATCCCTCCATTTGGGTTCCTGCGATATTCTTTGCGGTCCCGCCGCTTTTTTCTAGTTTTTGGGTTAATTCGTTTAAGCCTTTGCCCCCAACTTTTAAAAGTGCTAACATTCCAGGACCCGCTTTATTTCCGAATACTTCCATAATCTTAGAAGCGGAGTGCCCTTTCGTTTTCATTTGCTCTAGTATATTTTCAAGTGGGAGCATTTTTCCCGCACTATCGAAAACTGAAATACCTAAAGCGTCTGACTTTTGCGAAAGTTGCGCCAATATTCCGCGGAGTGAAGTTCCCGCGGCGGAACCCTGAATACCAGCGTCCGAAAGTTTACCAATAGCTGCGGTGGTTTCTTCTAAAGAAAGGCCCATACCTGAAGCAACGGGCGCTACATAAGCCATAGCTGTTCCCAACTGTTCTAGGCTTGTATTTGAACTTGTAAACCCTGCGGCCATAACGTCTGAGAACCGCCCCATTTCTGACGCTTCCGCGCCGAAGCCGCTTAAAACGTTTGAAGCAATGTCCGCCGCTTGCGCTAATTCTAGTCCGCCCGCTGCGGCTAAATCTAAAGTCGCAGGCATTGCGGCCATGATTTGTTCGGTATCAAAACCAGCCATTCCCAAAAAGCTCATCGCTTCGGCGGCTTGGCTCGCACTAAATTGTGTGGTCTTTCCTAGGTCTTTTGCTTGGTTTTTTAATCTATCAAAGTCTTTGCCCGTTGCGCCGCTTATTGCTTTAACTTTGTTCATTGACTTTTCAAAGTTTGCGGCTGCAAAAATAGCGCCCCCACCTATTGCTGCAAGTGGTGCGCTAATATTTCGGGTCATGCTTTTACCCGTGTTTTTTAATTTTCCACCAAATTTTGCAAAGGCTTTTTGGGCTTTTGCCATTTTCGTTTGAAAGTCCGAAGTGTTGGCGCTTAATTTTACATTTATATTTTTACCCATTGCCCTTTATTTTTTGGTATTTGGCTTCTATATATTCTAAACGCTGGTCGCTCATTTTTTCCGCTGGTTTGTTTTTTTTGTCCCATGAAAAAGGCCACAATTTTTCAGGCTTTATGCTTTGCCCTTTTTTAACATGAGGACTTAATAAAGAAGAAACGGTCATGCGGGCTATTTCCCAACTTTCGCGGCTTAGTAATTCTTTATAAGTTTCAAAACCAGCGAGCCTGTTTTTAAACTCCCTTGGCGTCAGTTCGTCTAGTTGTTCGGGACTAAGCCCGAACCAACCAAACGCTACCTCTTCCAATTTGTCGAAATTTTCGAACCCTTGGCTACCGTCTACTTCTTTTTTTTTGCTGTTCCTTTATTGTTTGCGGGTGCTTCCATGCTTTGAACAAACACGTCTAGAACTCGGGACAAGCCCTCGCTGTCTGCGTCTAACAAGTCGGCTACGTCGTCCAGCTCTAAGCTGAAGTCTTCTCCTGTTACTCTAGCCCCGTCTTTCATTCCAGCCCACACAAGCGCGATGGCTTGCGTTAGTGTCATGTTTGAGGCCAATTGGTCCATGCGCTGAAGCGTTGTCCCCGTTACGTCTGAAAAAGCGCGAAGCGCTGCAAAGCCGTATTTTATCGGGTACATTTTGCCCGCAACTTTTACTGGTGTTGCTTTCATTGTTCTATTTTTAAGAAGTTAATGTTTGCGTCAGTGCGCCTGTTCCATTAAACGTTACTGAATAGGACGCTTGGTCCTCAACTCCTGAAGAAAGAGAAAGGCTGGTAATAATTGCCGAACCCTCGTAAACATAGTCCCCCGTTGCTGGAGTAACAAATGTAAAGTGAACGGTTACCGCTGTTCTTGCAAGAAGTGCAGTGGTTAATTCTGGGAACCCGTCCTCATTAGTCGCTGCCGCATTATTTACATATAAAGCGTCCGCCGAAATATTCCAACTTCTAAGGCCTGCTGCTATGTCTTTATAGCCGCCACTATCTTTTGAAGTTTGGTCGATTTCATCTGCTGAAATTTCAAGCGAACACGAAGTCGCGTACGCTACGGTGTCGGAGCCTACTTTCACTATTAAGTCGGTGCCGTTGATTAGTCCTGTGTGTGCCATGGTCTTTTTTTATTTGTTTTTTGTGTTTGTTTTTGGTGTTGCTTTCTTTTTTGGTTTCTCTACTATTTCAACGCTTGCGTCATCTACAAGTTGTTGTATTTTTTCAAGGCTTGCAATTTTCATATAAGAACCTACTAGGCCTTTCAATTTCACGCCTTTAAGTTCAAAATTACAATTTTTTAAAAATTTTACTTTGTACATATCTTTTTTTTTTATGTTGGTACTATTCGCGCGCTAAAGGCTAGACTTGTATAATATAAGTTATTTGCCTTGTCGAACGCGTCGCTAACGTCTGTTAATATACAACCGTCAATTTTTAAAGAACCCGCTAGACCGTAAGCTCCCGCGGTTAATTTGTCTAGGGCGTTCTGTGCGTGTATTGCTAATTCTTTTGTAGTTTCATAAGTTGAGCCGAAGACTTCAACCTGAAAATCTGCTACGGAAAGGTCCGCTTGGAGCGGGGTTTTTGTGTTTACATTATTGACCGCGTTTACCTCATAATATATGCCAGCGCTTAAAGACTTTTCGTAGATTACCGAGGGTTGTATTTGGTCGGCGTCTATATAGTTTAAAATGTCCGTGTCGGTTGAAAGTACCGCATATATAATTCTTCCTATTGCCTGTCCGTAAGCGCTCATTTATTTATTTTTTATTTTCTTGTTTTTTCAAAACTTTTAAAAGGTTTGAAGTTATTAAGTTTTCGGCTTCGGTTTTTCCTGCTAGGTAGCCTTTTTCCATATATCTTATGCCCTCAAATTCTGACCAGCCCAACTCTAAGAGCCAACCGTGAAAGCCTTTGTGGTTTCTTTTTACCCTTGGCCCTACGTAAATTGTCGGCATAAATTTTGACTTGCGCCCGCTAATAACCCCCAAACTTTTATAAAGATTGCGTGTTTTATTATGTTTTTTAACTTCTTTTCGTACCGCTTTTACAACAGGACGCGCCGAAAGTCTGACCGCTTTTTTTAAGTCTTTAGCTGGTAGCTGGTTTAAATTTTTCAGCATTTGGTCCAGCTCTTTATGTCCCGTAATTTTTACAGAAATTAAATCGCTTTTGCTTCCTGTCGTCGACCAATCTTTTAAACTTGCCCCTGCCATTATTGTTTTTGTATTGTTTCAACTTCAACCCATTGGTCATTCCCTAGCCCCCTGTGTGCTATTTTCTGAACTTGGAAAACGTCGCTGCCGTATTTTATGCTTTCGCGTTCTGTTAAGGCTTCGGTTACGCTGTCTTTTCTCATATAAAAAAAACACTTTCTGCGGTCTATATATTGGCCGCCCTCTACCGTTTTATTTAATAACTCGAAACGCATGTCCGCCCAACGTTCGACTTCAGTTGTTGAAATAGACTGCGAACCGTATGTTTGGTCCTGTGTGTATATTTCAGTTACTAGCTTAACTTTATATCTAAACCTCCCCGCGTTCATTTAAAAAAAATAATTTTTATATGTTGAAATTAAACGCTGGTAACCAAGGGGCAATTCTACCGCGTCTTTTGTAAAAGCTACCGCGCTTCTGTCGTCGTAGAAGTGGCAAATTAAAAGTCGCATTGCTTGCTTAAGTGGTAAGGGTGTTTTTCCCTGTGGCTCTACTTTGTAAGCAATAGAAATGCTGTCCGTTTCAATATATAAGTCAGTCGGCCAGCTATCCGTTCCCATTGGGGTTAATGATAGTACGCCGTTGTATTGACTAACTAAAAAGTCGGTGTCCTGTGTTAAGGTTGCCGTTGTGTCGCTTGCTGTTTTATATCTAAAGGTCACGGTTTCCCCGTCAGGAATTACGCCAGAAAATTGTAGTTGTATTTCGTAAGGTGCAACCGTTGGAAATTGTCTACGATATTCTGTAACCTCATGCTCAACAAGTACCGTGTTTGTTTCTTTCTCTATTATTTCGCGGGCTACTTCTATTAATTCAGTAATATATGTATCGTCCGCGCTGTCTGAAACTTTCAGAAAGTCTTTCGCAACGCTTAACGAAATAGGCTCGGTGCCTGTATAGTTAGAAACTTTTTTATAAATAGCCATAAAATAAATAATAAAAGGGGGGGCAATGCGCCCCGCCCTATATTAAAAAAAAATTAATCTGCGTTTGCAATTTTTCTAAACGCTGTCGCCGTGTTCACTTCCATTCCGTCCACAAGGCTTGTACAAACTAAACGCCCTAAACCGTAGTCGGCTTTTGTGTAAGGGTCAAATAGAATAGACAACCCGCCGAACTGTCCTAGCTTCACATTACCCCATGAGCCGAACGCTACCGCGTGGTCT